TTCACTAGCACCGCCAGTTCCAACACCTCGTTCATGATAAAAAGTCTGATGAACCAAAACTAAAACTTTACTGGTTGAAGCTGATGGAGTAATTGATGCAGTTAAATCGGTGTCGGTATAAGTAGTGCTTGCAACAGTTTTTGAAGTTGAATATGTTGCTTGAACAACCTGCAAAACTTTGCCACCGCCAGCAGGAGCAGCCCAAGTTGGCACACCACCACTAACAGTTAAAACATTGCCAGTTGATCCAATTCCAAGCCTTGTGTTTGTGTTGGCTGTTGATGAACGATATTCAATATCGCCAAGAGTTGTTGATGGGTTTAAGGCTTTGGTTGTGGTATCAACAGATGAACCAAGAGTTCTAATGGCTGCTGCGCCATCTTTAACCAATGCGGTATCGTCAGGCGTTGTCCAGCCATAGTTTGTAGTAGTTGCCATTTTTCTCCTATTATCAGGCTACGATTGTAGCGTATTCCCATGTCAAAGTATTGCTTAAAGTGTTCCAACGCTCGCCTATTGGCACAGAATTCCATCTCATCGCCACTTGGCTAAAGCTGACCGGTGATAGATTGATTGTCAGGAATAATTCATTAAAGCGAGTGCTCCAACGCCATCCCTCAACATAACCTTCAAACTCACCATTACTTATCTGAGCAGGTAAATCTTGAATGTTCAATGGCATTCCCATAAACACATTTAGCAAGTTATCTCGATCTGAGTTATCAATCTCTGGATTTGTAATTGGAAAAGTGATGCTGTCAAATGCGGGTTGCGGAAAGGCTCGAAGGCTAATGTATCGATCGGCAACCTCTTGAGCGTCTACGGCTGAATGAATGACTGAATTGATGCTTTCGGACTTGTATCCATAAAGGGCAATAGATGATGTAGATGTTGCAGTTTTCTGAGATCCAAATTTGTTGCCGTAGTTGATAAAAATATCGTTGCGAATATCAGCTGCTTTTGTAATGGTGCGTAATCCTGACCCAATTGCATGATTAGCAGATAAATCAACATAACCATTGGCGATCAGATAAGTCTGTCTATGGTCTGCATCGGCATACCCAATGTTTCCCTCGCTGTCCTCGTAGATATAACCAAATGCACTATTGGCAATTTGTGAAACAATGTTGTAAATGGTATCCGGAGAAGCTGCTCGGTTTTCCATTGTGTAAAGCCCCGGCTGATCGATCTCACCTAATCCAAGATTAAATGCAGTTGCCCAAGTTTCAGTTGCAGAATATCCTGCCCAAGTTGAACCTGCTGGCACATCATTCCATGCTCCAAGTAATACGCTAGAAAGCAAATCATAAATCTGATTGCCGTCCTCATCTTGAGCAATTGTGCCGTTGTAAATTTCTTTTGCTAATTTAACAATAGATCCCATTGCCAAAATGGTGTATTGAATAACAGCTGCAACTGATCCAGTTTGCCCTACCTCGACAGTAATGTCAGTTATATCCCCACCAAAAAGATTTACATAAGTTCCTGCGCTGTTTTTAACTTGTAGGCTCAAACTGTCATTTATATCGAAATCAATTGTTTGTCCAGCCAAAGCCACAATTGTGCATTGCAAATAAGAGGGGTTTGGTTGGGAGTAAATATTATCTCGACCTGCTTGATGGATAATGTCGCTAATTGTTAGATCTGTGTAATCAACACCTGCAACAGTAAGTTTCCAATCTGGTGTCCAGACTGTCATTATGCGCCCTTTATGCCATTGTTAAACAGCTGTGGAACTGATCTTGATGCGCTGTCATTTAATACCTTTGCAACGGCTCTTGCAGCACCTTCACTATCAATTGATTGAACTGCAATGTTGTAAGTATTGCCACCTGCTTGACCAAATGGAGTTCCTGTTGCAGATTGTGAAAATGATGTTTGCGGTATAGATAAACCTTGATCTCCAGCCAATTGTGATAAACCATAAGTTGCAGCAATACCAGCAAGAGCAGCAGAAGCCAAGCCAACAGATGTTCCACCAGTTGCAAATGCGGTAGCAATAGCAGCACCGGCAGCAGCAGTTCTTAATGCTTTCATTGCTGAAACCAATGTAAGGATTGCAGTAACAAAAGCAGCAATTTTATTGGCAATAAATACAGTCGCAATTATTCCAGCAAGAATGACAAGTTCATCTTTAATGCTTACAATAAATTTTAAGGTGCTTTTCAATTGCTGACCAAATTCATATGCGCCTTGCGTTGCATCAGTAATTCCAGCCGTAACGCTATTATCTCCAGTTAATCCAGCGGCCAATGCTTGAACATTTGGCACAACTACTGCAAGCAAATAATCAGCAAACTCTTTGACAATTGGTAATAAAGCCAAACCAATCTTTTCTTTAGTTTGATCTAAAGCAATAGTTAATTGTTGGAACTTAAATTCTGCATTAGTGGCTTCATTATCAATAAACCCTTTATATGTTCCTTTTAGTCTTTGCATGATTTCTTCATGCGACATGCTTTTTAAGGTAGCGGCATCAATACCTAAGCCAAGTTTGCCAAGAGCGGCATTTTGACCATCAAAACTTTTACCTAGAGCATTAGCAACTGTTTCTAATGGCTTTCCGGTTGCGGTTGATATTTCTTGGGCAAGAGATAACAATTCTTGAGCCTTGGTAACATCATTAGTTGATCTAATTAATCGAGAAAGAGCCGGTCTTAAAACATCATCCGTAGTGGCTGTGGCAATAGATTGTTTGTCAATATAAGTATCGATTGCAGCAATTTGTTGTTCAGTTGCTTGAGTGTTTGCTCGAATTGTTTGTTCTAATGATTTGCGAGCCTTTTCATCCTCTGCTGCTGCTTTTACAGCTGATAGTGCAAATGCTGTGGCAGCTGCTCCAACAGCTGCAAATGCCAATGCTGCTTTTTTACCAAAGTCAGCAATCTTGTCGGCACTTGATTCAACTGATTTATTAGCATCGCCTAAACTCTTTTTTAATTCATCAACATCTGCAAGGATCGATAACTTAAGGGTTCTATTACCGGTTGCCATTAGACCCATTCCTTAATAATGCGATCAAAACTTGCTTCCCATTTGTTAATCAATTCAGGCTGAATTCTACGAAGGGTTGGATAGATAAACCATCCACGACTACCTCTGCCTTGCCGTCCTGAATACGAAGGGAACTGTTTGAATTTATTTGAACCAAACTCAACACCACCCCATAGGGTTTGTGTAGTAGCACCACCTGAAAATTTCTGTCTTGCGAAACCATAACGGAACTCACCGATTTTGCTTGACTTGGAAATACTAACGCCGTCTGCAACTTTTTGCGCAACTTTGCCCGACTTTGTTCTTGTGCTAGCTGCTTGTTTAATTTCCTCTGATGCAAAATACGCCAACGCAGCAGATTGCGATCTTGCTTCCTCAGTAGCCTGTTCATCCATAAGTTTGAACGCTTTGTAAATATCACGCAGATCGGATTTGTCGTAGGCGATTGTTTCATTTGCCATTCCGTTTCTCCAATATCTCGATCGCTGTGTAAATGTCCTCTGCTTCGACCCATTCGCTCATTGGTATTTGTGTGGCGATTGCCAACTCAACCAATAATCTGCTTAGGCTTCCTGCTGGGTGGCTTTTGGGTCTGCATCACCGACTATTACATCAGCAACAGTTTCAATCCAAGCATCCATTGGTTTGATGGGTTTGCTTCCGGCAATCTCACGCTTATGAGCATGATAAGCCAAAAACATAAGATCCCAAACACCCAACTTTTCAGATGCTTGACCAATAGTGTGTCCTGTCTGCTTTTCCCATTTTGCCCACTCAGGCGGTTGGGCTACATAAGTAACTTGCTCGCCTGAGCTGTATTCAATTGTGATTGGTAGTTTCATTTTGCTCCCGTTTTTTTCTTATAGTGATTCTGTGACTGCACCCTTAGATACTTTGAAAGTGTAAGTTGCAGTTTGTGCATCCGGTGCTGTTCCGCCAACTGGTTGTGGGTAAGCTGGTAAGCAATCAAATGCAAAAGTGTGTCCAGATGTCACAGTCATTGTGATTGTGAAAGTACTATCTGGCGTGTTGTCTGCTGCTGCCCATAAAGCCTCACATACTGAGTTTGTCTTGCCCCAGTCCGCTAATAGTTCCATTGTGAATTCTGCTTCAACATTGGTGGTTTTGTAAGCCTCACCATCAAGTGTTTGGTAAGTCTGACGATCGATTGTTTTGGTTAAAGTCGCTGATAGTGCTTGTGCATCAATGTCTGTTCCAAGTGATCCTGAAAAAGACAAATTAATATCACGACCGGTGATTACTTGGGTTGCCATGATTGCTCCTTATATTGTTCTTGTGTAGTAGGTAGAAACTCGAACATCTGCAATTAGCAGCGTTGATGCTCCAACTGTTGTAACTGTTGGTCTTTCGACCGAGCTGACAATATATCCATTTGGAATTACTGCCAGAACACTTATAATCAATTGCTCGATATTGTCGAGCGATGCCGGATTGCTGTTGTATGCAACTGCAACTGTGATAGTCATGTTAATTTTAGCGCGAATGTTTGATTTGCTTATCGTTTCAAATTCCAAGTATGGTGAATCTGGAACGCAAACAACAGCTGGAGGAATTACGGATTCTGGAACAAAGGCGTAAACATTTCCTGCAACGCTTGCTAATGCAGTTGCTAAAGGTGTGCGAACTTGTTCAAGAATTGTTTGGTTAGCCATTTATTGACACATGCTTTCGGTGTCCATATATGATCCCAACAAACCAACGCATTTATTGAAAAGTGATCGACCCATTTTGAATGGTGTCGCTGTAAAATCTACTCCTTCGATTTGTCCTCCGCCGGCAAGTCTGGCTTGGAAAACTTCGACTGAAACTGTATAGACGGCTGATTGAACAGCTGCATTTCCAACATAAGTTGATCCGCCAGAAAGGGCAGCAACTCCGGATGGGATGACATTAGCCTCGAGTATGTCGGCATTAGTGATCGATTGCGAAAAGGTATATTGTCCAAGATTATCTGCCAGCACAGCTCTTGTTCCGTTGTAAGGGCTTCCGCATCCTGTGATGACAACTGATTGTCCTTCGGTAAATTCATGAATTCCTAATGTGGTAAATGTAGCAACATTGGCTGACAATGAAGTCGCTTGAATTGGACTTTTGAATGTTGTAAGCATTGGCAGAATAACTGTTTCTGCTGTATCAATAATTTGGTTCAAATAAGTGTCATCATAAAGAGAGGAACTTACACCCAATACGGATCGCAACTGAGTTGCGGTGATAATTGTTGGCATAAATTCCTCTCTTTGACTCCCATTATTAGCTGCCTACCAGCGGGAGCACCAGTAGGCATTAGTCAATTAAGACTTGTTGAAGCGACGGATTCCGCCTGCAACCTTAGTTGCAATTGCATAGTATCCATAGACAGCTACTTGTAGGCGACCATTTGCGAAAGCCTGAACTTGTAGTGTTGTCTTTGGTGCTTCGTAGAATGTGATTGCGTTTGGATTTACCAAAAGCATTGTGTCATCAGCAGTTCCTGATCCGATGAATGGATCAACATATAGGTTTGTGCCTAATACTGAACCAACTACGGATGAAGGTGATGCGATACCTGCGTTGTTGCTTGGATTAGCAGCAGCATAGATTGGTCGCTTTGTTGAATCTTGTGCAGCTAGAAGCACAGACCACCATGAGCTGTTTGTAATCAAGTTAGTTGCAAATCCACCTGTTGCAGCATAAGCAGCAGCAGCCTCGGTTGCAATGTAAGCCTGTAATCCATCAGCATCAGCTGTGGTTGCAGTTCCTACAACACCATCTGTAAACATTTGTGTGAAAACAGCGGTATCAGTTGCTTTTGCGTAGGCATTGTTTAATTGGCGAATTAATTCATCATAGAAAACTGGAGATGATCGATCGATCAATTCCCAAGATACATTTTGAAGTCCAGCTGCCTTTTTAACATCAACTGTGATGTATCCGGAAGCCATTTCAGTTCCACCAAGAGCTTCACCCTCAGTTGAATTGCCATCAACAGTTGGAGCAGTTGTCAATTTTGGAATTGTGAATGACATACCGCTATCTGGTAATACGCCACGAGAAATTGCATCGACTGATGGGCGTGCGCCAATTGTTGTGGTGATGAACTCTTGCAAATGTGGTGCAAGTGTTAATCCTGTGTTTGTTGAAGTGTCATTTGTGAATTTTACATATTGTGCGCTTTCATCATTGCCCATTGCAGCTTTGATTGAGTGCTCCAAGTAAGATCCAGCAGACACGATTGGAGAGCGTGGGCGAGTGTAAGCAACTGGTTGATTTGCTTGAACTGCCACAGGCTCAGACTTTGCAGCTTCTACCGCTTCGGTGGCGATAGGAGCTTCTGATGTTATATCAGACACTTTGTCCTCCTGTGTTGTTGTATCCTCAGCGGTTGCTTCGGAATTCTCTGGTGTTGTTGCTGTCGCAACTACTTTTTCGACCTTAGCCGATGCTATGGCTGGATCAGAAACCAAACTGACTTCAGCCAAAGAACTTTTTGAAATTACCATTGCGCCATCTTTGTTATCCCAAGCATCAACCATCACGCCAACAGAAAATCCGTCCCTTAATCCAGTAGCGGCCTCTTCCAAAGCGTCATCCGCAGCAAAAGTTTTTGCCAAACGAAACACGCCTTCTAAACCCTGATCCGTAGCTGTTATATCGACAAGTTTTCCTAAAGGTCTAGTTTTGTCATGCTCAAGCAATAATTTGACAGGCTTTGAAAAATCAATGCTGTCTTTGGCAAATACTGTCGCACCTGCGCTCGTATTGCCTCGCTCATTCCAAGCAACAATCTTTCCTGAGATAGTTCGCTTGTTTGTATCGGCTGCGGTTATTGTTATTGGGAAATTAATCTTCATTTGATTAAGTCCTCCTCTTCTTGGATTTGCTCGACACTCATCGCACCGATGCGGTTTAGGATTTCATATACTTGCGCTCTTTGTAATGCATCTCCACGCAAGAAATCATCAACACTGAAACGGATTTCTGTTCCGTACGGATTGAAGTCCGGCATTGTGAGGCGTTGCTCAATGCATGTCAAAATTGGTCTTAATGAGAAATCAATTAATGATTTTCTTTCTGAAACAGAATTAGAATATGTCATTGAAGTAGTTTCTGCTGAAATAAAATAGGCTGGAATTCCTGTGGCTCTTGCAATCTCCAAAGCAACATATTGACGAGCTTCATTTAATTGTAATTTAGCAGGATCGAAGCCAAGAGCAGTTAATTCAACATCAGCATTTAAGAATGCAGTTGCTCTAGTAGATCTAGCAGTTTTCCAACTTTCAAGAAGTTTGCTAATACGCTCTGGAGTTAAATTTGTTCCATTTGATTTCAATACCATTGTTGGAACTGGTTCTTTTGCGTAAAGTTCTGCTGCTTTTTCTAATTCTAAAGCTGCACGAATTGTTCGACCTGCTCTGCGTAATACGCCTTCATCTAATCCCGTAAATGTGATAATACTTCCAATACCAGCATTTGTAGTTGCTTTACCATCTAATAAATAGGAAACAATTTCAGTTTGATTTTCATTTAATTGCGGTGTAATTCTATTTGGAGCAATTCTTGTCCATTGGCGAACTCTGCCACCATCGGAAGCTGAATAAGCATCCAAAATTAATCCATAACCAACACCATAAAATAAAATATCTTCTGCTAACCAAGCATAAATTGCAGATCCAGTGATTCTTGCATCAGGTTGCCAAATTGCTTGAACTGGCTCAACATGTGCTCCAGTAAATTTGTTATAACCTTCTAATGGTAAAGATCCAACAGTTGAGCAAATTATATTTCTTGCTCTTGCAAGTGCAGGAACGGACATTGCTTGTTCCCTTGTTGCAGTTTGTGTTGAAAACAAAAGTCCGCCACTTGCTTGTTGTAAATTGAAAGGAATGTTTGCTGCTTCAACATCTGTAATTTGTGTTGGTGTGCGATTTGTCAAAAATCTATCAAATAATCCCATTAGTACATAATATACCATAATGTCGGATTTATCCGACTTGAATGTCAATCTCTGTTTCGAGTTGTGTCGCAAAATATGTTGCTAGCGAACTGGCCACAGCTGCACAAACTGCGACCCTGCTCGCCCTTCTTCCGATGATCCACGACCCATCCCCATAGGGCAGTTTTGCAGCGGAAAGCGTTTGTTGGGTCAGTTCATCCTGCCCACCATGTTGTAATCGATGACTATTGATCGCCCCCAGCCATCTATCACAACTTTCAGCATATATCGCCCCATCCATATCTGTAATGGGAATTCCAGCAGGAACTAACCGACTTGCGACGGCTTGCGCAGTCCTTTTGGAATAAGCGACAGTCTGAACATTATATTTTCTTACATAAGGTGCAATGTCATTTGCAACCGCTAAATCATTGATTGAATAATCATTTGACCAAGTATGGAGTAAAACTAAATTAAATCTTTCTCCTGATAGTTTCTGAGTTGCTACTAATGCGCCAAACTTTCGATCCGGACTTAGATCTAATCCAAACCAAGTTTCTTTCTCAGGATCTAAAGGTATCGGTTCTGTCTGACACAATCCCCATTTTTGTGCATCAATCGCTGAATTGATTGTATCTACCCATTGAGCCAAAACCTCAGTTCGCACAATATCCGGAGGATCATTAATGACTGCTTTTAAGTTATCTGGATGAATTGTGATTCCCAATGATGGATTGGCTTGAGCGAATGCACTCCAATTAATTTCGCCTGACGGAAGCAAAATCGGAGCATCCGGTTCTGCACTCCACTCAAACCAACCTATCGGATCGTTGGTTGTAGCTGAAGCCAACGCCCTCTCACGCAATTTGTTTAGGATTACGGAATGTTGATCTCCTGCTGATGAATAAACCCATACCTGCGGATTCTTAGCAGCCATCATCGAATATCTCATTGACGACCAAGCATCTTCATCTTTGTATTCACGCAACTCATCAAGATGGATTGTTTCAGGTTTGCTCAAACCTCTAGCTGCATTGTTAGCTGCTTTTACAACAAACCGCCTATTGCCAAACAATTCAATTTCCTCAGCACCATGTTGCCATCGGATTTTCTTTACTTCCTTTTCCAATTTTGGATGCGTTTCAATTAAGCCAACAATCTGTCTAAATGTTTCAAGTGAGGTTGTAAGTCTGTGAGCTGATGCAAGTTGCAAACCTTCACCCCATACAAACATGCCGGTCAAGATCCGGAGCATCATCAAAGTGGACTTGCCTTGCTGTCGTGCCATAATCAAACCTAATTCGGAATGCGCCCACCGACCATCGGCTCGGACTTTATGACCATGAATACACACGAAGCGTTGCCATTCCATAAGGTTGATGCCCAGTTCAGCTGCAAGATCAATAATATCTTGACCCTTTGAAGGTAAATTAGTTAGTTTTGAGTGAATACGAGGAGTTTGCACACCTCCTAATCCCGAATAGGTTGGATCAGTCATGATCTCTCCCGTTTGTAAATTAATCAAACCGATCCTTCCGGTTCGTGTCCGATTGAAGTGTTTTGTGGGTTAGAAAAGGAACGGGGGGTCGGTGGTGTTCTCTTGCTCACAAAAAACCGCCCACCCTTAGATAAATTACATTTTTTGCAACTAGGAACAAGGTTGTCATCACTATCATTTCCACCCAGCCTACGAGGTATCACATGATCGACTGTATCAGCCTCTTGCCCACAATAGACGCACAAGAACTGACCAGATCGCAGGATGCGTTCCCTAATCTTTCTCCATTGCCTTGTTGATCCGGTAGATCTTAGAGCTGACTTACTCAATACCATCCCTTAATTTTATGATGTTGTAAAGCATTGCAAGGATTATCGTATCGCTTCTTTATGTATTTTAATTGCCAATCAATCTGTTTGTATCCATCAACTGTTGCAAGCCATTTAGACCTACCTTGTGGAATACCATAATGACTACCATTCTTGGCTTTTGGATTCCATCTAGATTCTTTGTAATTTAACTCATCTAAACAATAGAATTGATCTAGATTGTTAAGCTGCATGAAAGCCCATTGTCTGTAATGATTAGTTTTATCTAATGAAGCAACGGAATAATCTTTTAATAAGCCTATGTTTAAGGCTATGAACAGAGGTATCACCAAACCAAACCTTGCGATCTTTCTGCTTCGCAGATCGCCCTTTCGCTCTGAAAGCGAATTTGCGTTTAAGGGTATCACATCACTCCAAATCTGACGGTGTGTCAGCGTGTCTTTCATATAGACATCCAACCTATGTATTGTGCATCTGGATTATCGAGTAGCCATTGCTCACGCAGCTTGTTTTGATAAGCCCAATTGATTGTGTGTGTCATTTCGTCATGATTAGCGCACATGTATGGCACTCCTGATCTACGAACATCCAAGACCCGCATTTAGTGCATCGAATGACAGGCTCTTGAGTGTCAGTTGCTTCTGCTAGGTTCTTCGTTCCAATGCAATTGCAACTCAAGCATTGATACACCCGAAATCCATGAGCTGTTGTATAACCATCAAGCCAAATGAATTCGGTGTTGCCAGAGCAGCCATTACACTTGAATTTAACCATTAAGTTTCCATCTAGGACATTCAACACAACTGCTGCCTTTGAGATTATTGCATCGAGCACACGCAGCGACTAAATTGGTAGGCAAGTCAGATCCACCATGATTTCGAGGAATGACATGATCTACCTGATTAGCTGCTTGACCGCAATAAACACAACTCCAACGATCTCTTTCCAATACCCAACGCCGAGCCAATTTGTAGGACATTGGCCATCGAGATTTCGGATAGTTTGCATCTTTGGGATTAGGCCAAAACTTAATGCCTAACTTTGATCGCCTTTGATAAACAGCGTGCGGAGTTATTCCAAGTATTTCGGCTAACTCTTTAGCAGTTAAGTGTTTTTGTGAAATTAATTGGTCAGAAGCATCAGTCCATTTCATTTCTTACTAGCCCACCCAGTTCCCTTGAAAATTGCCGGAACTGCTGAATAGACACGCCTTAACTTAGCCCCACATACTTGACAACAAGGGATTTCGTGCTTCATTGGAAGATCCAATACAATACTCAACCCCTCGCCATCACATTCGTATTCGTAATTAGGCATTCAAATTCCTATTTACCGGATAAGGAATTCTGTTGATTGTGTGGCACACATAGCATCGAAGCAGATCGCCCTCATGAAGTAATCTGTCATCATTGCAAGTGTCGCATTTAATTGTTGATGGCTCTACCTTAACTCCATCATCTGTAAAAGTTGCAGTTAGACCAGAGCCGTCAATGATTTGTAATTCACCCATTTATTCACCTCCTTCAAAATACCATTTTCCATTAGCTGTAAGTTTTGCCCATTTAGGCGCACACTCTTTTGCTTTGCAAACATATCCATAGTAAGGCTTGCCTCCTTTGGAGATTCCCTCTTTAAGAATATGCCCATGCTGACACGCAGGTGGCTGATTAGGAATTGATGAACCAATCTCAGCCACAACATCACCAACAGACCAGACAACCGGATCGGCAGGCTTATCAGCTGCAAAACTATCTCTTAGGATTGTTTCAATTTGTGCTGACTTAGATCCTGCCTTTCCATACATGTTTTGCCGGCTTTCCAACTTCTCCTTAAAAGATGAAGGTGCAACCACCTTACTCATTTCCTCTTGAGATGCTCTCTTGCCTTTAGCTGCAAAACCTGCGTTTGCAAGTGCTCTGCCAATCGCTGAAGTTTCGCAATTCTCCAACGCAGAAGTTGAATTGACACCACGATCCGAAATTGTTTCAAAAGCAAGCCCAGTTGCAGCCGGCTTTGCGTCCGCTTCCGTTTTGAATAATTTACAAAATACAATGAATCGAGTGTTAGATGCCTCGATGAGTTCAGTTTCGATTCTGTTGTCTGGAAATTTTCCATGCCACTTCTCCAATCTTGATTCGACTGTTTCATAATCCTCTAAATTAAATGCCATCTGCTACTCCAAATTCTTGGTCGTAATGGTCGTGCAATTCTTTGTAGATGACTGCATAACCAATGATGTCTTTAACACTATCTTGGTGATTTGCAGTTTCGGCAAGTCTGCTGACCTTAACAAGCAGTTGCATGATGCTGACCTGCATTGGCGATATGTAATCTCCATAGTAAGCAGACCACAATTCTGAGATTCGCTCGTGATTGCTTTGACTGCTTCCGTAAACTGATCCTCTAGCTGAGAGAATGGTTGCGATCTCATCCAAAAACTCAGTTCTGCTTGTCATAATCAAAAACCTCATCTGACTGTGTTTTGATGTTGGTCATTCGGCGATGCATATTCCAGCCATCAGCCCGACCCTTCCAATAACCATTCTGGAATGCGGTATCTCGGATCTCATAAATAATCCATGCAACAAAAGTCAAACCGACAATTGCCCACATGATTACAAAACCTATATCTCTTGCTTCTAGCCATGCGTTCATGTTGCTCCCTTACATATCCACAGCTTTTGTGGATGCATAAAGTATGACCTAGATCAAGGACAGGCGGTTAATTACTTTCGGCGTGTTTTATAACGATTAGATAACGCCAAGATCCTCAAATTCATCGATATGAGTATCAATCGTGCGTTCGATATAGTCTGTTTCACGACCCATAAGAACGCTTATTGTAACTGAATGACCCATCATGATTGACCGGAACTACCTCTACGCTCATGCCTTTTTTGCCAAAACTAAGCACAACAAATCCCATATTCCAATCGGCTGATGCATATTTCAGATACGAGGCTTTGTTTTTCATGTCCATAAGGTGTCCTGCCTCGATGCCCCAAATCGTTGAATAACGCCCGTTTAAGCCAGTTTGGTGACGAGTAGCACCCTGCCTATGGGTATGCCCACAAACTACGCTATTACCCCACTTTTTAGCGAGATTAAGGGCAGTTATACCAGCGTGCTTCGACATAACTCCTTCATCGCCATGAGCCAAATACCAGCCCTTTTCAAATTCATAAGCCCTCTTGTGAAAACGAATGCCAAGATCTGAGTAGTTCATAAATTTCTCATAAACCAATTCAGGCAATCCAAGTAATGATGGAGCACCTTTAAGCAAGGTTGTAAATAATCGATCCGTATGGTTTGATCTTATTATATCTGTTGTTCCTAAATCGTAAAGAATGTTTTGAGCAATGGTTCTTTCCTCATCAAGAGTTTCTGCAAATTCTAATTTTGTATTTTTTACCCAACGGGATTGGCTAGTCATATCCAGTTCATCACCAACATTTAATACATAATCAAACTTCTCATGCTTGCTCATGCGGATGAGGTTTTTTACAGCTTGTGGGTGGTGTAGTGGAATCTGCAAATCTGGTGTTATTAAATACCTACGATTGGCTTTAATCGTCATCCTCATCGTCAGTTGGATCTATGGATGGGATGATTCCGCCATCGCCTACAATCCAATCAGGAAAAGTCTTATGCTCGGTCATTAACCAAAAAGCGTGCTCTGGAGTAAATCCTGCTTTACGAGCTGCTTTATAACATTCATGCAATGCGGTGTAATGCTGATCTATCTTTGTTAATGGTTCAGGAGATTGGCGAACGACACGACGATTGATCTTTTTGCGTTTGATAGGTTTTCGAGTGTTCGCCATAAATAAAATTATCGCTTAGAGATTAAAACAAACAGATCATCGACACGCTGTTCAAGTCGTGTAATTTGGTCTTTGATCGAACTTCCAGAATTGGGCTTCAATTCTTGTAAGTAGGATTTAATAACCCAGCGCAGACCCAGCAATAAACTTGTTGATATGCCGCATACGCCAACGGCGATACCAACCCATTCGTTTGCTGTCATTTCGCATTGATTCCATAATCAGCCTCTTTGCCAGACTTTGGATCTAATGCCTTTGCGATAGGTGCTATTAACGCACCAGCCAAGATTGCAAACTCTGGTCGGATGTCAGCAACAATTGCCAAAAGGACAGTAATGCCGGAAGCAGCCACAGCTCTTAAATATGACTTAATTGCAGCCTTGTGTTTGTTTGATAGTTTCATGCGTTGCCTCCTAGTAGTGGGATGTTAAAGAACTCTCCTGTTTGTTTTGGGTGGAATGAAATATGGATGTGCTTGGTGTGTGGATTTATGCCTTTATACTTACGCCAACGCCAATTCAATAGTTTGCTGGCAATATGATGATTGTGAATTACATATTTGATCCGCTTATCTGTTTTGCCAGCAATTCGGATTTGATCGGCAAGGTAGGCAGATATGCCTTCGGCTTGACCTAAATCAGCTGTAATGTCAATTGCACAAACCTCACCCGAAGGTAAAGCGTTATGATCCGATTTTACTTTTTGATGCCTAGCGTCTGAGATCCAACCATCCGATTTTCTCGACCTATCGGCAAAAGAATCGTCAATTTGCTCCCGAAGTTGAACGGCAGCTTTAGATAAAAATGGTTTCATTACGCAAAGAGAAGTTTTGCTTCATCCTCGGTAATGCCTAAACGCTCAAGTAATGTTGCTCTAGCAATTGCTTTATCAACCTCAGCAGTCTTTTCTTCAGCCTGAATTAACTTAATTGTGTCATTAATTTCTTTTTGAGTTGGCGCATCACCATCTAAAACATCCCACTTAATTGTGCTGTAATCATCATCAGTAAAAGAAAATTCAGCAGTTGGATTTAATCTTTTAATTGCTTTAGTCAAATAACTCATTATGCACCTATTTCTAATAAAATTATTGTTGAAGTAGTTGAGCCTGCTTGATAAATGCTTGTTCCGCCATCCGAAGTTGATGCAACTCGACCTTGCGTTTTATATGTTGTTGATGAAGTTGTTGCAGGGCTGTCTAAATAAGCAAGTGGTAAAACTCCACCTAATCCTCTACCGCTGTTTGCACCCGCATTAACATAAATATAACTTGCTCGTTCACTACCAGAACCAGCAATTGTTAAAACATCAGTTGAACCACGCACTAATTTAATGGCAATTCCAGATTCACTAGCACCGCCAGTTCCAACACCTCGTTCATGATAAAAAGTCTGATGAACCAAAACTAAAACTTTACTGGTTGAAGCTGATGGAGTAATTGATGCAGTTAAATCGGTGTCGGTATAAGTAGTG